AAACCGTTCGAAGTGGCTTACTTAGAGCAAGTTCAACGCATCACCGCTGATTGCGACATGCCAGATGAAAGCCGTGCACGATTATTGCGTGAATTGGGCTTGTTATTGGTTGAAAAGAACCCTGAACAAGCACTGGCATATTTAGAACGTGCTTTGGGTTTAGATCAGAAAATTGGCGTGAAAGGCGATATTAAAAAATTACGTAAGCAATTAAACAAAGCCGATGAATAATCGGTTTTGGTAAAGAGCAAACCACGCAGCCGTCGGGCGGATTAAAAGTGCGGTCAAATTCTGACGGATTTATTGGCCGTGCTTAATTTAATCCTCACCCGACTTTTTTATAAGGGTAAATCAATGAGCGACGGCGCAATATCAGTCAAACTTGCCCCCGATTATGAAATGGGCGAAGTACAGCAACAGTTAAATGATTACGATACCTTAGATGACATTATTAGTAATGATGGTTTCTTCCCCGATATGTCACTTTCCCAATTTCGGAATCAATACCGTGCAGACGGCACCATTACCACACAACGTTTACAAGATGCCTTGATTGAAGGAATGGCAAGTGTCAATGCAGAACTCTCCACGTTTAAAACGCAAAGCAAACACGACGGTTTAGAACAGATCACTGCCCCCTACATCAATGGCGAAAGCGTCCTGATTTATCGTTATAAACGTGCGGTAAGTTGCTTGGCTCTGGCAAACCTTTATGAACGCTATGCAAGCTATGACAGCACCAATGATGGCGAAAAGAAAATGGCACAACTCAAAGACAGCATTGATGAATTACGTCGTGATGCTCGCTTTGCGATTAGCGACATATTGGGCCGAAAACGCGTCGATGCGGAGTTAATCTAATGCAAGTTTACGCACAACAAAATGACAATTTAGACGCCATTCTTTATCGCCATTTTGGACGAAGTGAAGGCTTACTCGAAATAACATGCGAACTCAATCCGCATTTAATGGACAAGCCCATTATTCCCATAGGTACCCCAGTCATATTGCCAGAAGCTGATACAGAAAAAATTAGTGTGGCAAATGACACAATTCAACTTTGGAGCTGATATGCACGACACACCATCAAAAGCATCTTACATATCAGGAATATTCGCCTTTTTGATTGGACGCATTGCCGATATGTTCTCAAATGTAAATTGGGCTGATGTCGCATCGGTTACAGGTATTGTGATTGGTGTCGCCACCTTTCTTGTTAATTGGTATTACAAGAAAAAAGATTTTGAATTAAAAGAAAAAGAACTCGAACAACGGATCCATCATCATGATTAAACGTTCTGCTAAATACATCTGCGCCATATCTGCCGTTGTTGGACTGGTGATTGCCACTCATGGAAATGAAATTCGAACATCAGAAAAAGGCTTGTTACTGATTGGCAATGCAGAAGGTTGCATGAAAAAGCCCTATCAATGCCCCGCTGATGTTTTAACAGTCGGCATAGGCATAACCGATGCCGTTGAAAAAATTGACCGCAATAAAATTTACACCTTACAAGAAATTGCCGAGTTATACGTAAAAGGCATTAAACAATCAGAAAAATGCGTTAATCAATATGCCAACGGGCAAACCATGCCACAAGGCGCATTTGATGCCTTAGTGTCCATCACCTTTAACGTAGGATGTGGCAAATTAAAAAATAGCTCACTTTTTAAAATGGCACGCCAAGGCTACAACAAAGCCATGTGCAATCAGTTTGAGCGTTGGATTTATGCAGCAGGAAAACCGCTAAAAGGATTAATTGAACGCCGTCAAAAGGAGAAAAACCTATGTTTAATTTCTTAACCGCAAAAGAACGAGGCATTTTACTTATCGGGCCAATAGTGCTTGTACTCCTCATTATTTTCCTGGGGTTTGAGGCGAATTACTGGCGAAAAGAAATGCTCAAAGAAGAACAGCTAAAACTAAAATGGCAAAACTCTTACATTGAGTTAAATCATAGCGTTCAAAATTTTGCCGAACAGCAAGCACAGCTTATCCAAGCCGTAAACAACCTCAAAGCAAACCAAAATCAACAAACACAGGATTTAAAAAATGTACTTAAATCAAACCAAGATTGGGCTGACCGCCCTTTGCCTGATGATGTTAAACGCGTGCTCAACTCAGCAGGAAGTCATTAAATCACCGATTCTTTGTCCGCAAACCACAGAGTGCAGTGCATATTCGCCACAAATTCGCACCAATGGCGAATTAGCCGAAGCGTATTTACAGACACAGCACCACCTTGATTTATGCATCATTGAAAACTCGAGTTTAAAAAAATGCATGGATGAATTTAACAAAAAGGAACAGCCATGACAGATCAATTCGACCGAGCACAACAGCTTGAAGAAATGCAACGTGAAATCGCCCTGAAAAAACACCGCACTTTTAAAGCAGTAAGTCGCCTTTATTGTGAAGATTGCGATGCGCCCATCCCAGAAAAGCGCAGACAAATGATTCAGGGCGTAACACGTTGCGTGACTTGCCAACAAAGATTCGAAATGCAACAGCGGAATTTCAGAAAATGAAAAAACCCAACCAACTGCGCAAAATCCTTGAACAAAGTCACCCCGATTTTGTAAAAAATCCCGACCATCTACAACTTTATGTGGACGGTGGGCAAATCGTCGCAACGGGTGCCGCATCATTTAGTTTTGAATATCGTTACACACTCAATGTCGTGGTGACTGATTATGCAGGCGATATTGCCACCTTGATTGTGCCAATGATGGCTTATCTCCGCACAAATCAACCTGAAATATTAGAAAATCCACAAATTCGAGAGAATGCATTTAAATTCCAGGTGGATTACAACAATAACAACACCGCTGACATTAGTTTCGAAATCCAACTCACTGAACGTGTCGTGTCGAAAAAAGACGGGAATAACGTGCAGATCCATTACGCAAAAGAACCAGTATGGGACGAACCAACCCGAGTAAAAGTCTATTTGGAAGACTGGGATTCATTAATTTTTGAGGGTGATATCTTCTAATGGCAACAGTAGAAGAAGTTCAGGCAAAATTGACCGCACTTATTGCCAATCTTTCTCCACAGGCGCGCAGACAGCTTGGGCGAAAAATCGGGCAAGCCTTGCGAAAAAGCCAATCAAACCGAATTGCACGCCAACAAAATCCCGATGGTTCTGCCTTTGAACCTAGAAAACCACGTAAAGAATTTGGAAAAAAGAAAGGGCGAATCAAACGCAAAGCCATGTTCGCCAAACTTCGCACCGCCCGACATTTAAAAGTGCGGTCAAATGGTAACGAAGTTTCAGTGGGTTTTAATGGCTCTAGTGCCGCCATTGCTGCAGTGCATCAATACGGTTTAAGCGCTAGCCCATCTAACAATAAAGATTTCAAAGTGCAATATGCCCAGCGTGAATTACTGGGCTTTTCGGAAAGTGACGTGGATTTAATTGAAGATTTGATTATTGAGCAGTTGAGTGTCTAGCTTTCAAATATTGATTCCATTTCCAGATACAGAAAAGATAAAAAGCAAACACAGAAAGCCCTAGAAAGATATTAATTTCAGCTAGCCATAAGATAGATCCTAGCATCATCATATAGAGGAAAATTAATGGTGCAGCAACAATTCCGGATACCATAACAGGTAATGCAATCACGCCAAATGCGATAGCAAGCCCGAATAGTGCAATACCAAAAACGCTTAATGAAAGTAGTGCCATCATTGCTATTTCTCCTTTCTGTTTTTCTTAATTATTAAGCCTAAAACAAATATTTGTCAACAAAAAGCGAGTATTTTATGAACAACTTACAACTTTCAGTTTTATTAAATGCAATTGATAAAATGTCTGCTCCAGTTCGCAGTGCCTCTAAAAGCGTTCATGAGCTATCGGCAAAACTAAAAGAAAGCAAATCGATTCAGCGAGAACTAAATCAGCAAAATAAGCAGCATCAAGCTGCAATGAAACAATATGCTTCTGCTATCAACCCATTGAAATCAAAATTAGATTCGCTGAATCAAGAATTAGAGCAAGCCAAACAAAAAGCCGCATCTTATGCTCAATATATGAAGAACGCTCAACATCCTACTGCAGGATTTCAAAAAGAAGTAGAGAAAGCGAAAAGTGCGGTAAAAAAACTCAAGCAAGAACAAATTGATGCAGCAAATAAATTACAGCAAGTACGCCAAGAATTAGCAAAATCAGGTATTTCTGCAGAAAAACTCGCGCAAAAACAAAGAGAACTACAGAAAAACACCAAAAACGCAACAGATCAAATTAAAAATCAAGAAGCTGCATTGAAAAAACTCAATGCTAAACAGGCTGCTTATAATCAATACCGTGGGCAAGTTGAGAAACTTAAAGATATCAGTGGTAAAGCTCAAATCATTGGTGCACAGGCAACAGCTGCAGGTGCAACCATCACAGCGCCCCTTGCTAAATCCGTAAGTGATTTTATGAACTTCGAAGATGCCATGGTGGGAGTGGCAAGACAAGTACAAGGATTAAAAGATAATGCTGGGAACTTCACGCCTGAATTTGACGAATGGAAAAATAAAATCCAAGCATTATCGACAGAATTGCCACTCACCACTGTAGAAATCGCCAATATGATTGAATCGGCGGCTCGAATGGATATTCCAAAAGACGAATTGGAAGATTTTGTGCGATTAAACACGCAAATGGCAACCGCCTTTGATGCGGTAAATCCTGATGAACTTACTGAAAACTTTGGTAAGGTGAGTAAAAACTGGAATTTATCTATTCAAGCCTCAAAAGAATTGGCTGATTCGATTAACTATCTTGATGATAATGCTATTTCGAAAGGCGATGCCATTATCGGTTTTATGAATCGCCTAGGCGGTATTAGTGCGGTAGCAAAAATTACCGATAAAAATGTTGCCGCACTTGGTTCTACTCTTATGACGTTTGGTTCCGATGAAAGTTCAGCAGCAAATGCGGTCAGCTCTACATTTAGCCGACTTTCTCGAGCGACAACCATGAAGCCGGTAAAAAGAGGGTTAAAGGCATTAGGGCTAGATGCAAGCAAAATTCAAAAAGGTATGGTAAAAGACGCTCAAGGCACATTGATGACCATCATAGAGCGCATAAAAACTATTCCAGAGCATTTACGTTCTGCCGTCTTGACCGATATTGTAGGTGGAAACTATGGCGATGAAATTATAAAACTGGTGAAAAACACCGATGAATGGAAACGTCAAATTGCCTTAGCCAATGACGAATTAGCAAAAGGTTCAATGAACCGTGAATTTCAAACACGGATGAAAGCCCTTTCATCCACATGGGGAATATTCAAAAATCAATTATTCAATCTCAATGCGACTATTGGCAACGCGCTCGCGCCAACATTAGATAACCTAATGAAAAAAATTGGTGGCATCGTCGAAACCGTAAGAAATTGGATTATTGCCCATCCAAAATTATCATCTAATTTAATGATTTTTATTGGTGTAATTGGTGGCTCACTTACTATCTTTGGTGCATTTGCCACAATTCTAAGTTTTGTCTTATATCCCGTTGCAAGATTATTTTTAGGTCTTTCAAAATTAAATATATTATTGCCTAAGTTTAAATCTTCTCTAGCTTCTGTGGGCGGCTCTATTCTCCGTGGATTATTATCACCGCTCAAATTGTTAGGGTTTGTATTTTCTACAACAGGATTCGCTATTGCCGCTGCAGCATTACTTATCTATAAATTTTGGAATCCAATCAAAGCCTTTTTCGGCGGTTTTTGGGAGGGATTAAAATCAGGTCTCGCCCCTGTCCTTGAAAAATTCCAACCGCTAGGCACCGCATTTGGTGTTGTCGTCGGTTGGATTGAAAAAGCGGTGAAATGGTTTACTGATTTATTGTCTCCAGTACAAAGCACCAAGGAAGATTTAGATGCTGCAGTCAGTGCAGGGGAAAGATTCGGAAATGGAATGGCGAAAGCGATTGAGTTTATTCTGACACCATTAACACAATTAATGGATGGTATCAAGTGGATTTCTGAAAATATGCCAAGTTGGGAGGGAATTAAAAATAGTGTATCTAGTGCATGGGAAAGAACAAAAAACACTTCGAGCAACGCTTGGCAATCAACAAAAGAAACGGCAGGAAGTGCTTGGGAATCATTTAAGGATTTCACTGGCTTTGGTTCAAATGGCAAAAAATTACCGAGTCAAAATTGGTCAGGCGGCTACACCGGCAATGGCGGCAAATATGAACCCATGGGTATTGTCCACGGTGGCGAATACGTGATGACCAAAGAAGCTACATCACGCCTTGGCATCAATACGCTTAACGCCCTTAATTACGGTAAACAAGCACTTATTGCGGGCGGTTTAGGTATCAGCGTTGCGACTGCAACACCTGTGCAAGTTGATACTCGCGCGCCAATTTCTGCTCGTCCAGTGGTGACGCAATCCAGTCAGCCCATGAGCGTAAATATCACCATCAATGCCGCGCAAGGCATGGACGAACAAGTCATTGCACAACAAGTGGCAAAAGAAATACAACGCATCGAAAACCAACGCCAAGCAAGAGCGCGGAGTTCAATGTGGGACAGAGCATAATAAAAGGGCGAAAGCCCTTTTTTGTTACCTACTATTCCACACATCACCACACTCGCCACATCACACAATATTGCCAACAATAAGGCATATTCTTTAACTGTGAATGCCTATGTCTGCCGAATTACAACGAAAACTAGACAACATTATCCGCTTTGGGGTGATCGCTGAAGTGAATCACGCCACCGCACGTGCTCGCGTAAAGAGCGGTGACATTCTCACAGATTTTTTACCATTTATTACATTTCGTGCTGGCACAACCAAAACCTGGTCGCCTCCCACTGTGGGCGAACAATGTGTGATGTTATCGGTTAGTGGCGAATTTACTACTGCCTGCATATTAGTCGGGCTTTATACACAAAACAGCCCAAGCCAATCGCCCGATGAACACGTAATTGAATTTGCTGACGGCGCGATAATTGAATACAACCAGGCAAGCGGACGACTCAATGTTTTCGGAATTCAATCCGCCTTTGTCAACGCAAGCCAACAAATCGAAATCTTTTGCCCAACAGTAAAAATTAAAGGCGATGTAAAAATTGAAGGAAGTGTAACAAGTACTGGCGACATGACAGCAGGAGGAATCAGTCAAATTAACCATAAACACGGTGGCGTACAAGGTGGCCCAAGTAAAACAGGAAAACCAGAATAATGAATCGATACACTGGCGAAACATTAAAAAACGAAAGCGACCACATTAAACAATCCATTGCCGATATTTTGCTAACCCCTGTTGGTTCACGTATTCAGCGGCGTGAATATGGCAGTTTAATTCCTATGCTAATAGACCGCCCCATTAGTCATACATTGTTATTACAACTGGCGGCGTGTGCTGTTACAGCGATTAATCGTTGGGAACCACGAGTACAAATCACACAATTTAAACCTGAATTGGTTGAGGGTGGCATTGTGGCAAGTTATGTCGCACGCAGTCGTAAAGACAACCAAGAAATGCACAACGAAAAACTATTTTTAGGACATAAACAATGAGCGAATTAGTCGATTTATCAAAACTAGATGCACCGAAAGTGCTAGAAGATTTAGATTTTGAAAGTTTGCTCGCAGACAGAAAAGCGGAATTTATTGCGCTTTTCCCACAAGATGAAAGAGCATTTTGGCAAGCACGATTAAGTTTAGAAAGTGAGCCAATCACGAAATTATTACAAGAAGTGGTTTACTTACAGTTGATGGAAAGAAACCGCATCAATAACGCGGCAAAAGCCACAATGTTAGCCTATGCAA